CGCGTTAGCGATATAAAAGATTAATAGTGGATTCTCCGGCAAGTCTCCACTACCGTAAAGACTCACCGCCATATCGTAAAACTTATATGGAGTTAAGAAATTAATCTGTCTGATTTATATCGCATTTTAAAATCCGTTCAGACAACGGTTTAAAATTTAATTTAGTGAATGTTATTTTAAAGAAATATGGATGTACCAGATCCACACTTAAGAGAAACCTGTGAAGGTTCGGTAATTTCGTAATCGTATATTGAGATTTCGTTTTAAGGGTCGAGAATTTAAAATTTCTCAACAAGGTAAACACAGCATATGTGTGCTCCTCAAGACTTTATGAATCGCAAATCTTTTGTAAAAATTTGCGTAATGTAAGCGTACCACAACAAAATACAATACCGTGCATCATTCCATTACGAAGTTTCTCCCACGCCCAATTTAATGATCCTGGATTTGGTGTCCAGGTAGACGCTCCCCATAGACAAAGGTTTTTGAAAAACAAATCTTCTAAATCATTTAATGCAACACATATATATTTAATGATAATAAAATTATCATGGTTAGCTTATAGCCCTGCTCTAAACAGTTACAATAGCGTTTTCCTTCGCTGTTAAAATAAATAAGTAAATAAAATAAATAAATAAATAAATAAATGGTAAATAAAATTGTAAATAAATTTTCTAAATAATAAATAACAAAATAAAATGAATTCATAATACAATTAAGGTGTTGGCTGCAGGAGCTCCTGTGCCATAATTATCTGGTTGAGGCGATGATACTAATTCTCCTTTTGGACTAATATAGCTATAAGTAGCTAATTGAGGCACATTAAATAATGTACCAAATCGAGCATCATCACTTATAGAAAAGAATATGTCAAAAGTAGTGTTTATCTCAGGTGATTTATTGGGTGTATTATACACTATATAAATCTCACCGAGATCACTAATTTCAGCATTGGTCAAATACTTCTCCGAGTGCTTACCCAGAGAAGCTATAACACTTAAAAATCGTGATGAATATGGCACTGTAAACTCTGCAGTTTTATTAATACCATTAACAAAGTGAATAGGCAATCTAGTACAATATGGTAATTGGAATGAAGATCGATCATTAAGTTCGAGGGAATCGCTTCCACTCCTATACACTTGATTTTTAATAGTCTCTGTCATATCTGCTACTGTAAGAACACCAGGGTTTCTATAAACTGGAGGTTGATAGAAAACACTGAAGTTTACTGGTTGTAGCGAGTTATTAAATGCTCTAGGAATAATTTTAAAATTAAATCCGCCTTTGTATAAACGATACATACCTTGTAAATGAGTAAAAATACCTAATGGTACTTCAACTGGAGTTGTTGGACTTGTTCCTGTAAAGGAAGAAGCTGAACGACCAAAAAGATCGTACAGTCTAAATCTGTAAACACCTGACTCATTTTCCTCGGAAATTTCGGGCATACGTACTGTGTCGAACATTTGATATTTCTTTAATAACTCGCGAACACCAGGAACGTAAACTTGGGCCGTTGGCTTCCTAGGTATGCTTGATTCTGACTTAGATACTAAATTTTCTTCATCGACTGTATCGATTTCACTTTGTGGTGTTATAACTGGTTGACTAGCTGATTGAGCCTTTATTCGTGTTTTGGCTCTATTTGGCATTATTTCTATAATCTCAATATCTTCGGAATCACTTTCATGTTGAACATAAAGCAATTTCTTCTTTTTAACAATATCATTGACTTGATACGGAAAGAAGGGTTGTAGATTTTTGGATGCAGTAAGAGTTGTAAAGTTAAAATTATCACTTCCAGCAATGAAAACATTGATAGAAATACTCTTCGGTGCTCCAGTGGTTGCTACTAAGGGATTTAAAATGGCCACATTGACCATACCCATAGTATCGTATTTAGATGGAATATTACTGAGAGGAACATGAAGCATTGGAGTGCCTGCAATATAGTCTACAGTAATATCAATAGTATTACTACCTTGATTTATTTCCATCACTTGACCATACTGAGAAGCAACTCTCTCTAAAAGCCCTGAGTTTTCTGGCTCAAATTCTCCGTAATTTAAACCTATCATTAACTTACAAGTTTGCATCATTGTGCTAACTATTTGAAAACGATAAGTTATGGCTCCATTCCAAAATTCGAATAGAGTAGCTAGATATTGCAATAAAGGAACTTGTGTAATTCCACCGTTTTCGATTCTATTGGGACATGGATTCATCGGAAATGAAGCCACAACTTTCCCAACACTATCATCGGTGGTAACAGAAAATGTTCCTAGATATGAAAACTTTGAATATAGATAATTATAGCACATCTCGTCATTTGTTGTGGCGAATGTGTCAGCTGTAACTGGCGTTGTAGCTGATGGATTTATAGTTAATTTATCAATTAACTCTGCTCCTGTATGAAAATTCATGTATTGGGTAGAAATTACTTTATTGGGTTCTTGAAGTTTAGAAATCGTTGGATTATCCAAACCAAAAACACTTGCTGCGACATCTATTACATCTCCAACTACATTATCAGGTAATACTTTATCGATTATGGAATTAACCAAGCCCGCCGAAGCAGGTTTTGGTGTTCCTATCGGTTGTGATTGAGCTTTTACTTTAGGTCTGTATCTGGTGGTAACACCAGCCATCCTAGGAACTTTGAATTTGTTCTCTTCAAAGTGAGTAAAAACAGAAATAGTAATATTATCTGATGATGCAGTTGATAGCTGTATTGGATTTAATACAACATAATAAAGATACCCTAATGTATTTTCTTGGCTAACAGCTGAAGTGTCTTTTATGTTTAAATTGCTATATGGACTATTATATTTAATAATCATATCCGCAGAAGTATTTGTATTTGGAAACAAATAATTAGTCTGATTAACTGATAATGCAGAAAAATTTGTTGTTAGAGAAGATTCTATAGTCGGTTCATTTGTTAATGGAATGAATACGGCCATTACACAGCCTTGAACTGTGGGTGACGCAGTCATTTGACTATGTATGTGAATTTCTCCATTCCAAAAAATGAAACCTTCGAAAGGAGCTTGAGTAGCTGAATTAGAGTCTATCAAATCATGTGGTATCCTAAACCTGGCTAATGTCAAATGTGACGGAGCCGTGCTAGGAACTGGAAATGAACTGACGATCTTAAATCGCTGCATAATATCGTCAATAGTCCAGGGTTTTTCCTGAATGACTTGATCTGATTCTTTATGTTCTTTGTTACCTCCTATCTTCGTCGAAACCGATGTTGTTGGTCTCTGATTCATTTGAATACCTCTTTGGTTAATAGCTTTAAAATCTACTTGTAAAGAATTGTTTTTGTTGGTGTTTGAGTCTATTTGCGCTTTGGAATTTTGGTTATTGTTCATAATTATTAATAACATTAATGTACAATACCAAAAGAAGAAAGAAGAATGTCCGGTGGTTCATTCTTCTTTTACTAAAGTTCAATAATGAGTTGTTATAGTTTACCGTCATGTCGGACGAAATAACAACTCATCAACACAAATAAATAAAACAAATAACAAAATTCAATAACAATTAGAA